GTTTGCTCATGCGTGTGCTCAATTATTGATTCAACAAACTTCCATAGACCTTGGCTTGCAAACACATACACATTGGCGGAAATTGCCAAATTATTTCCATACTCATTTTTGAAATCCAATGGAACAGATGTTGCGTTTTCCTTGACTAACTTTGAAAGGTCTAATTTATTAAATATTTTTTCAGCGCTCATGTGTTCTTCTCCCGAAGCCTAGACTCAATCTCTCTAATGCACTGCATCTTGTACGGCGACAAGTCACCATCCCAGCACTCTTCAATCTCTTTATCGGTCAACCCTACCCAAGTTCTTTTCATTTCATTGACCTTACTTGGAGTGCTTTTAAACGCCACTTGGTTATGAGAACGTTCCTTGTTCTCTCTTTCTATCCGCTCAAACTCTTCATCCTCTGGTGTCTTCATACATCCTCCATAAAGAATAAATTAACGCCACGAACCCTATGAGTGCCAACCAGTGCACATGGAGTATCCAACCGTCAGTAAGAACGGCTATCCACCCCAGACCATTGACAACGCCCCACTGAAAGACATTAAGTTGTTTCACGTGAAACCTCCTAAAAAATTTATATACCCCCACCCCTTTGGATTTGAAAACACAAGGGGGGTGTTTCAGTATAGCAGAACGTTCGCATGTTATAGAGAATAGTGATGGGATGTGGGAAATCGAGCGTATACGTGGGCGGGGGCGCACGTTCGCACATGGCGGGTGGGCGGGTGGTGGGTGTCGCACATCACGCATCGCACATGCCGTACCCCATCGAGGCGGTTCGCATCAGTTCAGTAGTGGTTTGCTCTTAGGTGTCTTGAGCAGTTCGAGTGATGACTCCAATTCTTTCTTGAGTGAGTCCACGTTGACCTCCTCGGTCTTGCTCTCTATCTTGTCGGTGAACATGCCTACTGCTCTGCCCATCAGTTCAAGCGCTTTCAGTCGGTCACTCGTTCGCTCAGTCTTGCGTTCAGCATGCTCGAACAGTTCGGACATGATGTGTCTACGTGTTGCCTGTTGGTCGGCGATGACGTTTTCCTTGAGGGTCTTCCAAAACGACTCGAGGAGTAAAGTAATTCGTGGGTCTTTCAAAAGTCGGTTCGCCTCGCTGACGATGGATGCCTCGCCCATGTTGGAGCAGTCGTAGGCTCTTCGATACGCATCGTTGGGTGAGAGACCTTGGACGATATTCGATGCGAATGCTTGCATCTTTGCAGTCAGTCTCTTGTCTCTGCCTTGACTGTCTGTAGTCTCTTCTCTATGTACGCCTCTTGGCAGTCCATTCCTCTTCTTCTTTACGTCTACTTGAGCCACACGTGACCGCATGTCTTCGACATATGCCCCCGCTTGCTCTGTGCTTGCATCATTCGTGTTTGTCGTGCTTGTGTTGTCGTGCTTGTCGTTTTGCATGGTTTAAATCCCCTTAGTGCATTGAATGTCTGTAGTCACTCCATGACCACTTCACCGCACATGGTTGACGTTTAAACAATCGATGTCAACAAGGTTCGCTCTCTGTTCGCAGACTGTTCGCAACATCAGGACATCTAGGACATGACTTCATCACTCCATGACCTTATCCATGACATGCAACGCCTGACCGATTCACTTCGTGATTGACCCCCGCTCGATGTCACAGGCTCACCGCATGAGCCACTCGCTCACCCGTTTAAACCTCGCTCGTTTGAATTGCTCACCCTTGGGTGTGCAAATCAAAGTCTCCCTGTTTAAACATCCAGTATTAGTTATCAACACCCTGTGGACAAGTAAAGTTATCCACCGAAAATTGTGGATAGTTTATGCACCAAAATGGTGAAAAACGTCTACAAGGCACGAACGCAAGCACGTCAATGGGTAGGGTGCTTGCACCCCCAAAAATTGCTTGTAGGGCGTTTTAAGAGGTCGGCTCAATAAAAAGTACTCATCGCATTAATCCCGACAAGTTCGTGGGGTCTTTCGATAAAAGTATTTCACCCAAACGTTTAAACATGTGCTAGCATTGAGGCTCATTCGGTGCTTGCATCGATGAATACAGACCGCTTTGATGAGAGATTCGCAACCTCTCTAGTGCGAGCAAGAAAGCCCGATTGGTACAGGCTCTCAACGTGTCACCCACCTACACATACAGGGGACAGACAGAGAGCATTAGCCCAGTTGACTACGTCAGACACCTACGCTGACTGTCTCACTCACGCCTACCACTTACCTATCAGGGGGCAAGCAAAGACAGTCTGCTACTCCTCGCAGTAGGCGAAAGGCTCTGACTCCATGCATCACCCTCGTGAATAAGGGTGACGAGATTTCATCTCGTTGCATATGCTTGTAGCGTGTGCAATAGGATGCAATCACCATTCGGTGACCATCGTTTTTTTAGGAGGCTTTATGAATTCAAAACTTACTCAAGATTCAAAGCGAATCATTCACTCGCAACATCACGTTCTTGCCTACGTGTCCAAGGAGGCTTTGCCTTATGTGGCACGAGGCTTTGCTCAGTCGTTCAACATTCCGACAAAGGTAATGCTCAAGGCAATGAAACGTTATGTGCGACTTCATCACTCTCACAAGGGGGCTTTATGAAAAGGTTGTTTTCTGCGCTTGCACACCTCGTGCTTGCATCAATTTTCGTTACCGCTCTCTGCATCATCTTGCTCGATTGGGTAGGCGGTTGCGGTGAGTCTTACGTCTACGCTGACGGCACTCGTCACCTTGGTGAGTGCCTTGGGCGTGAACTTTTTTTGTCAAACTTAGGAGGCATTTTTAAATGACATCACGTGAAGAATGGCTGACGCAAGCCACAGATGAATTGCGTCCTGTATTTGATGCGCTTGGCTACCCGCTACCCGCTCAAATTCGTGTGACTTGTGGGTTTCCCTCTCGTCATGCTCGTTCGCTCAATCGTGCCATCGGTGAGCACCACTCTGCTCGTTCATCGGCAGACAACACCCACGAGATTCTTATCTCGCCTGTCGAGGCTGACCCTTTCGAGGTGTTCGGTATCTTGGTGCACGAGTTGGCACACTCTGCAACCGATGGCGATGGTCATCGTGGGCGCTTTCCCCGACTCGTTCGCAAACTGTCTCTAGAGGGCATCCCATCTCAAACCAAGATTGGTGACCGCTTTCGCTCTGAGTTCGGTTCGCTCGTTGCATCGTTGGGCGAGTACCCACATGCTCGTTTAAACGTCAATGCTGACCGCAAGGTTCAGTCAACCCGCATGCTCAAAGCCACGTGCCCATCGTGCGGTTACACCATTCGCCTCACCAAGACATGGGCTGACCAAGGTCTGCCAACGTGCCCAAGTGACGGCAACACTTTCGTTCTTTAATCATCTCAAGGAGGCTTAACCATGAGCAACTTTATCTCTCTCGCCCTGTCCAAACTTTCTCTGCCTGTGCTGAACACCGTTCTCACCAACAGGGGGCAGTCATTCCACATCGCCAAGGTTGACGCAATCAAGGCGGTTCGTGACCTTATCGATACAGGCGTTGTCACTCTGTCTGAGGTCGAAAATACTGTGCCATCACAGGCATCATCACTCGCAACCAATGCACGTGTGGACGATGACGTGCGGTCAAAAATCTTGCAGACGCAAACCGACATTGCCAAGGCAGTCGAGGGCGTGAATCGTGTGCGTGAAGTCGCAAACAGTTTGATTGATGAAAACCTCAAGCAACAGATTGCGAACGAGAAGAAGTTCAACGAGTTGCAGACTCGTTTAAACAATGCAGTCACATCGATTCAAGGCGTGGACTACGGCAAAGTTGAGTCGGTCATTCGCACTCAGGTCTCAGACCTGTTCGACTCTTTCCGCAAGGTCACGCCTCGTGAAGAGGTTGTCACCATCGCCAACGCCTTGCCCAAGTGTGAGCGCAAGACTGCACTCGAGGTGTTCGGTGACGTGTGCAAGTACGAGCACGATGGTCAACCAGTTGACTTCTCTGCTCTTGAAATTGAGGTGTGGGCTGACCCCGATGCACCCGCTCGTGTCGATGACTACATTTTCAACCCTCAACATCTGCATCAGTCACTCATCGCACTCGATGACCCTCTGCCTGATAACGTGTGGCTTGCGGGTGAGCGTGGTACTGGTAAGTCTGAGTTCGTGGCACAAGTTGCATCACGCCTTGGTCGTAGATTGTTTCGTGTGAATTTTGACGAGGCAATCGAACGTGCCGAGTTCATCGGGGGCAACACGATTCAGAACGGCAACGTGGTTTGGAAAGAGGGTGTTATCACTCAGGCAATCCAACATACAGGAGCAATCATTCTGCTCGATGAGATTGGTTTCGCTCGTGCACAAAACCTCGCCGTACTGCATGCCTTGTGTGAGCGTTCGCCTCACCGTTCAATCGTCATCGCTGAAACAGGCGTTCGCATTCCTGTCGCATCGCATGTCGTGTTCTTTGGTGCTGACAATTCAAACGGTCATGGTGACACGTCAGGAAACTTTGCGGGTGTGCGTGACCAAAACACCGCATTCTTGGATAGGTTCTCGTTCACTCTGCGGTTCGACTACTTGCCACACGATGAAGAGGTCTCGCTCATCTGCAAGCGTACTGGTCTGTCGCACGATGCAAGCGTGACACTTGTCAAGTTCGCCAACACCGCACGTGAGAAAGCAAGAGCGGGTATCTTGACTCAGCCTCCATCGTTGCGTCAGTTGTTCGCTTGGGCACGTGCTATCCAAAAGGGTGTGCCTGTTGCAATCGCTTTCGACAATGCCATCGTCAACAAGTTTCCCGCTGACTGCGAGGCTGAGTTGCGTGGCGTGTTCTCTGCAACGATTGACGTTCAGTCGTTGAAGTCATTCTTAACCAAACAATAAGGAGGTGCTATGTTAGGCATCGATGTCAAGCGTGGCGTTGCCACTACTACCGAGCGTGTCTTCAATGCGAGTGGTGACCAGTTCGGCTCACTCGAAATTTTGTGGACAGGCAAGACTGCGGGAATTATTTTTGACCGCAGTTACTCTCGTGTGAATGCCAAGATTTTGTTTCCATCTATCGATGAGAAATCAAACATCCCGCAAGCCACGTTCAACAACCTCATCGGTTACTCGTTGCATGAGTTGGGTCATGCTTGGTATACCGACAACGCACCTTGGGACAAAGCACGTGCCAAGCATGGTTCATTCGTGGGTTCGCTCATCAATGGATTAGAAGACCCTCGCATCGAGCGCTTGGTCATCGAGTCAGGACGTGCACCCAATGCACGTGTGTTGTTCGAGACCCTCATCAATTCGATACTCGCTCGTGATGGGTACGTTGACCCGCTCGACAAACGCAACATCCCTTTCGTTCTTGCGGTTGAGGGAAGACGTTTAAACGGCTACTCGATTGGCGTTCCATCCATCATCAGCAAGTCACCTTGGGCAAAGCACATCAAGTGGGCGTTGAAACGTGCACAGTCTGCACGTGACACCGCAACCATCGCCAAGATTGCAATCGAATTGTTCTCTCGCATCAAGGAGCAAGAGCAAGAAGAAAAGCAAAAAGAAAAAGAGCAAGGTCAGGGTCAGCCTGACAAGCCTCAAGGCGGTGACGGTGAGCCATCAGACGGCAACCCCTCAGACGATGCGAACGATGCGGGTGAGGGTGAGGGTGAGGCGAACGGTCAATCGCCCTCTACAGACGATTCTGACGAGTCTCAGGGGGGTTCTGAGAACGGTCAGGGTGACAAGCCAAGCGATAGCCAAGACGGTCAGCCAAGCGATGAGCAAGGCAATGGTCAAGGTGACCCGCAAGATGGCGAGGGTGATGGTAAGGGCGGGGGCAAGAGCGATACCTCATTCGATGGGGGTCGTGATGTAGAGCCAAGCGACTTCATCCAAGACGAGTTGAGCAATCACTCATCGAAAGCAGACGAGGGCAAGAGCAGACCATCGGTAGGCAAGCCTGTATACGCAACATTTCATTGGGGGTAAATCATGTACGTAATCAAAGCAGATGCAGAGCGCAACTATTCATTCCAGTACAACCATCAGGCAAGCAACCTTGGTGCTACTCGTGCCAACATCTTGCGACTCTTGCGTTCACTCGACTTGGTCGGTTGGAACACGCACGAGGAGTCAGGGCGTTTAGACCGTAAGGCGTTTACACGCTTTGCTTGTGGCAGTACTGCGGTGTTTGCCAAACGTGTGCACGTTGAGGCAGAGGCATCAGCGGTATCGATACTCATCGACTGTTCGGGTTCTATGAATTCTGACAATCGCATCGGTACTGCCGAGGCGTTGGCAATCCAGTTGTCTCGCATCTTGGACAAAGCCAACGTGTCGTTCAACGTCACAGGGTTTTATGGCGGTGCTGAGACCGTTTATCAGAACGCTACTGGTGCAGTCGGCAACATCAACATCAAGCACGAGCAACCCACGTTCGTGCCGTTCAAGACGTGGAAAGAATCGATTCAGAAAGCATCAGCCAAGTTGGGTTCGATTCATCAATGGGCTAGGTCTGCAACGCCTGACTACTCATCCCTGAGTATCACGATTGAAGACTTGGCTACTCGTCAAGAGCAACGCAAGATTTTGTTCTTGCTCACCGATGCTGACGGCTACAACCAAAAGCACATGGCTCATCTGCAAAGTCTTGCCGACAGACTCAACGTCAAGATTATTGCAATCGGTATTGGGCACACGAGTGTTAAGGAGTGCTTTCGCTCAAGCGAGAACGTTGTAGACATCAACGGCTTGGCATCAGCATCGTTCAACAAAATCCTCAAGGAGTTGCAATGAACACCGTTGAGGACTTTGACAAACTGTTAGACAACATGGGCGATACGTTGAATGGCAAGCAGATGGAGATTGTCATTCCCGCATTGACCATGTTGCTTGCAAGAGCGGGGGTGATGGGGGGCATTGACCCCGCATCGCTCCTTGCATACATAGTGATGACTGTCTCTCGTGTCTACGATGAGACAGACCCATCAAGTGAAATCGTTCATTAACTTTAGGAGGCTTTATGTACAAAGAAGAAATCGTTTCATCATTCACCGTCATCAGCACGAGCAACGGCTACATGGTTGAGTACCAAACCGAGGAGGGTGATGACCAGTACGTGCACTCGCCCAACGGTGACAACACGTTCGACACCTACGCTCAAGCAGTCGTGGTTCTCACTCAACACTTACTCAAGGAGATTCTATGAACAAGATTGAATTGCTACGCACCGACAACGGTTGGGTTCTTATCGTCTATACAGTTTTGGGCGTTGTCATCGAGAGTTCAATCTCGAAAGACCTTGACCCCTTGTTGCATCACATCAGCGAAAAATATTCGGAGGGCGTTTAAACATGAGCACAAACTACATTCACACCGATGAGTCAGCACGTGACACGATTCGTGAGTATCGAGATGGCAATGCGTTCGATACATGGGCAGAGGCAATCGCTGACATGCAAGCATGCGTTGATGACCTTGACGATGAAGACAAGAGTGCATTGCGCTACGTTGAACGTAACACCGAGTTGCTCCACAAGTTGATAAACACACCACGCAAGTTCATCAGGCGTTGGTGCGTACTGGTGACGTGGAGCGATGGCACAGTTGAAGAGCGCACAGACGTTCCTGAGTTGCACGACCTCGACTTCTGCATGGACGAGTGGGAGTTCGAGGTTAACAAGTAAACATCAAACTAAGGATGCGTTATGAAAGTCAAGCCAATCAATCCAATCGTTAAGGCTTTGAACAAAGCCCCCAAGCATGGGGGCAGACACAAGTCATCACGATGGAAGTTGTTCGAGAAAATTCTCGAGCGTGAAATTAAAGAACGAAAACAGAATTGACACTAGTTCATCCCCCCTCGGTGCGAGCCTTGGGGGGATTTTTTTTGCCCTAAATTTTTGCGTTTAGGGAAAGCCGTTTAAACGTTCCGCTGTTACAACCTGCCGTTTTTAAAACGCATCGGTATTTTCAAAGTACGTTCCAGTTGTCTTGTTGTACCCAAGAGTTGTTTCGCCCTGAGTTCCAATCCAACGATAGCGACACTTCCACACCGCAAGTTCAACGTCATTGGTCTTGGTGCGATGAATGGTCAGACCGCAGTCAGCCTTCGCCCACCACGCCATCGAGCCTGAGATAGCCATGCCATCAGGTCTAGGCAGTTCCATGCCCGAACGATTAATCTTGCTTGGGTGAGCCACAAACCAAATGTGTACCCCATACGCCTTGGCAAAGGCTTGCATGCGTGTCAACATCGATGAGATGAATTCGTGCTCTGCCATGCCCGATTTGTTTTCAATGTAGTTATATGGGTCAACCACCAAACCACGTATACCAGTTCGAGCCACCGCCACTCGTGCACGTTCAAGGATTGAATCAATCGATGAGGGTTCAGCGCCTTCTGAATCTAGAAACAAGAAGTGGTTCTCAACCCATTTAAACGCCTCTTGTTTTTCAGGTCCGCTCATTCTGTTGTTGCCGTCAAAGAATCTTTTCTCTTTGTAAATCTCCATCAGGCGTGAGATGTGTATCTCGGGTTGGTTCTCAAACGAGCAGATGGCAAACTTCCAATCGTGGGTTTTGCCAAGGTTCACCATGAGTTGGTCAACAAAATTTGACTTACCGCACGATGGGTAACCAGTAACGATGGTGAGTTGACCTTGAGCCACCGTATAAATTTGGTCAACGTTCGAGTAACCAGTTGATGTGCCCTTGCCTGTGCCCTTCGCATACAAGTCGTTTAAACGCTCCTCAAACTTGCTGGCGGAGGATAAACCCGCTACTGGATACGGCTCGGCTGAGTCAATGATTTGTTTAACTGAATCTGCACCTTCAGCCAAGAAGACTTCGTTCAAGTCCTTGTAGTCAAACTTGGCGATACGACACTTGTCTTTGCCGATACGCCTAGCCAATTCTTCCGCTAGAGCCTGTCCCGCTGAATCTGTATCGGTTGCAATGGTGACGTATGGCACGTTCTTCAACATGTCAAAGGCGTTCCAAACAAAAGTAAATCGCTTGTCTTCGCTTGCGTCAATCTTGCCATCGGTGACCTTCATTGGAGCACCACTTGGTACTGACAGGACGTTCTTTAAACCGCACTCCATCAAAGTCAATGCGTCTATCTCACCCTCGACAATCACTACTGGTAGTGTTTGGTCGATGTGGTCGATGCCAAAGAAGTCGTGTGCCCCACCCGCATCTTGGGTGAAGTCCTTCGATTCAATCGAGCGGTACTTGGCAGAAACATAAACCCCACCTCGAAAATACGGGAAGCCAATCGCTTCTGTCTCCTTGTTTAAACGAGTAAAGTATTTCTGGGCAGGAAACAATTTCATCTCATCTGCAACCCTCTCCGAGATACCACGTGTCTTTAGAAAACTGTAGTGTTGTGGTTGTAGTTTGGTGATGGCGGGGGATTGCTTCAATGGAATCACATTCTGCTCCTTGCGGTATATTGGTTGTTGAGTTTTTTTGTTTGGGACGAGACCCGACACTCCGCAATGATGGCAGAGGTACACCAAGCCTTCGGGCTTGCGGTCTATCTTGAGTTCTTTGAGTTTGAACTTCTTGCGTTCGGGTGAACACATGGGACAAACGACACGTTGCGTATCGTCAATGTATAGCGTATCAATCAGTTCAGCGACTGCATTCAATTAAGCCTCCTACGAAAATTATTTTTTATTGTCAGATTTGTTGGCTCTTGGCGAGCGCAATCTGAGGTTGCCTGTAGTGGTCTTGCCACCAGTTTTTATGGGTGTAACGTGGTCTATGTTTTTGCCTGTTCGGTCTATGCCTTTCTTATCGTATAAGCGCCTTGCTTTTTGGCGCTCTAGTTGCCCTTTGTCATCCCCACGTGCCAGTTGGGTTTGATATTCTTTTTTCCAATCTCTTTTTTCTTTAGTTGTCATAGTCACTCATAGTAGTTAGATACTCATCGTATCTTCTGCCCTTTGGAGAGGGCAGACCTAGCCTTAAACTGGTCTGCCTTCACGCACTTCGCCCAATGGCTTCGGTACGACCCGACAGACTTTTCGTGCGAGGGATTCTATCTTCGCCATCCCTTTTCGGTATCTAACGCACTAACCACAGTACCGACAATTAAGCCTCTTGACCCTGCCGTTTTGCATCGACAATCAAGAGGCGAGTCATCATGTTAAATCTAATTTGACGATGAGCGCAATAGGGGTTTGGTGTATTCGTATAAATATTTTTGTGGCAGCGGCTCTTACAAAGTTTAAACATTGTGTTGCTTCACCCGGCACCGGCTCAAAAAAAAAGAGAGTGCGTTTAAACACTCCCTTTGAACTCCATGTGATGGAGAGGCAACCGCAATGTCGTAGGACACCGCAGAGATTTAATTATGCAACAGGAAAAAAAATTTGCATAGGTAACGTTCTCTGATGTATCATAGATGCACTTATCTTGATTAAGCCTCCTGATAACAGACCAGTAGGTCGGAAAGCCACTCCTTAAAACAGAGTGGCTTTTTTTATTTCCGTTCCGTAACTTCTATCTCGCAACGTGGGTTCTCTTTGTCAACGCCCATCCAGTAGATATGTTTCTCTTTGACTTGCCTGTCGTTCTCATACGCCACGTCTTGTAGCAAGTCCAGTATCAAACTTTCATCAAGGTCAGGTCTACGTGATGCGTACCATATGCGAATCGTTACCACCACATCGCATGAAAATTTCTGGGAAGCAGGAGCATTACATTGACGTTTAAACGCTGATGCATAGCCCAGTGCCTTGTCCGATTTGATGCTGGCAATCTTATTTCCAAATTTCACAATCCTACGACTGTTTGCTTTGGAGCATGGCTCTCCAAATATTTTTAGTGATAGTGCTTGCATAGTGTCCCAAGTTGTATTAGCATAGAGATTCATTAACAGGAGGCTAAATGAAAATCACTAATAAGTTTAACGTGCCTGAGACACTTGTGGCTCTTGCATCGAGAGACTTCTATTCCAAGGGAAAGTCTGACTACTCAGTAACCGAAATCATTTCACCGCCACGCATTCAGCGCCTTAGACGCAAGCACCATGAAGAGATAGAGCAAGACGTGTCAGACATGTTGTGGATGCTCTTGGGTACTGCGTTGCACGTGGTAGCAGAACGTTCTGAGGTAGCGGGTCACACCAACGAGGAGCGCCTGTCAGTTGGCATCGATGACATCATGTTGTCGGGTGCAATCGATTTGCAAAAGGATGACGAGGACGGCATCACCATCACCGACTACAAATTCACATCAGCATGGGCGTTGATGAACGACAAGCCTGAGTGGGAACAACAACAAAACATTTACAAGTATTTGGTTGAGCGTGTCAAGCGCAGACCAGTCAAGGCATTGAAGATTTGCGCCCTGATTCGTGATTGGTCACGCAGAGATGCGATGAACAAACCATCCTATCCCCAAGCACCGATTCAAGTGATTGACATTCCCATGTGGACGTTCGATAGAACAGAGGCGTTCATCAAGGAGCGTGTCGATTTGCATCGTGCATCCAAGGTGCAAGACGATTGGGATGAAGAGTTGACTTTGTGTACTGAGGAGGAGCGATGGATTCGTGAAACTAAGTATGCAGTCAAGAAGGAGGGGCGTAAGACTGCGGTTCGTGTTCTCGATACCGAGGAAGAGGCAAAAGAGTTGTTGGCAACGATGACGGAGAAAGACAAAGGGTTCATAGAAATCCGCAAAGGTGAGGCGGTGCGTTGCACAGGAAACTTCTGTGGCGTAGCGCAATGGTGTAGTCAGTATCAATCCACGTTAAAGGAGCAAGAAGATGAAGGTGTTTAAACAACTGTCAGAGGCACGTGTTGCCTTGCAGTCACGAGAGTTGACCAAGTCAGGTCACAACAAGTTTGCGGGTTACAAGTATTTTGAATTGGGAGATTTTCTCCCTGCGATTCAAGAAATTTTCAACACAGTGGGGTTGGTCGATGTCATCTCGTTTACAGATGAAGTTGCAACCATGACCATCTACGCACACGAGGATGGTTCATCAGTAACGTTTACATCGCCTATGGGTTCAGCCTCATTGAAGGGTTGTCACGAGGTGCAGAACATCGGTGCAGTTGAGACCTACCAAAGACGCTACCTATATACAGTAGCGATGGCGGTATCAGAGCATGATGCCCTCGATGCCACAACAGGCGGTGTTGCCCCCGAAGCGAAAGCCAAGCCAAAAGAAGCCACTCGTTCTATGGGTGAACTTACCAAAGAGGAAGACGCTCCCGCTTATGAAAAAATTACTGCCAAATCAAAACCTGATACTGGCGTGGCAAAGGTAATCCCTACCGAGCCTGACCCAAACAAAGTGTTGCTTGTCGATAGCCTGATTGAATTTGGTTCGACATGTAGCACCTTGTCCGAGTTGACCTCTCTTTGGAAAGCGAACCAAGGTCAGATTGATGATTTAAAAGTCACCGAGAAGACTGAGTACAAACGCCTCCAAGAAGGGTTTGCTGAACTTAAATCTAAATTCAAGGAAGAAGAGTGATGGAAAAGAAATTTGAAAAGCGCCCCAATAGCGGGGCATTGTTTGCCGTTAAAAGCAAGCAGAACCCAAACCAACCCGACTATCGTGGTGATGTCCTGATTAATCTCAGCGACTTTGAAGTTGTCGATGGTCAGATAACGGTTGCGTTATCGGGATGGAAAAAACAGTATAACCAAGGCACGTTCTTGTCACTCCAAGCACAAAAGCCTTACGTTAAAGATGCACAAAACAAACCTCAATCTAACAATGGAGACATGGACGATGACATCCCCTTCTAAAGAAATTACCCCTGAGTTTCCAATCAAAAAACGTGGCAGACCAGTTGGTTCAAAAAACAAAGTTGTTAGAAAAGTTGCTGGTAAAGAATTTGTTTTTAAAAACAAAAAAGAAGCAGCGGCTCCAAAGTCGTTTAAACGCATTACGCTTGAACAGCAGAAGGCATACGACACCATCATCAAAGACAACATTAATTTGACGATGGACAACAAAGAGTTGGTCAACCGCATCAATAACCTTGAGCACCAATCGATTGGCTATCGAGCGGTCATCTCTTATCTGTCTCATCAGTTGGAATTGAAACCATGAGCGCCTTACAGTTTGAATGCGTAAAGGTTGCGCTAAAGCAAGACCGCACAGGATTCATTCTTACTGTAAGCATCCACCCTGACGAAATCCCCGAGGAGTTGGTTCGGGATTTTGTTGGGGCTAGGTATGGCGTAGCAATGGTTCGTATACAGGACGATGAGTCTGCAACCCCCTACAACAATCGAGTCAAGAAGGCGGGGATGCTTTGTCGCAATCACGTCTTCCACAGATGGCTTGACCATGTTGGATTCAAAGGCGTTACCGAAAAGGGCGATAGCCACGAAGATAAAGCAACCACTCATATCTATGAGGTTTGCGAAATCTCTTCACGCACCGAACTTAACGGCAACAAAAATGCTCAACGTAAATTTGATGAAATGGTAGATGAATATGAGCGATGGAAAGAAGAAAGCGACCCGTTTTAAAACTGTCGAGCCTGTGATGATTTACCTACCTACCAAAGAAGCGGAGGCGTTTCGGAGGTACGCAAAGAAGAGCCAGTTAACTGGTTCACAAATTGCGAAAGAAGGAATCAGCATGAGGATGGCGGGAGAAACAGACCCGTTCAATCAAGGTTTTAATAGCGGTTTAAACGAGGCGATGAATATTGTTCGCAACACAGATGGGGCAAAGATGATGTTCCCATCGGGCAAGTCATTCGCTGAACTGGTCTGTGAAGAGATTGAGAAATTCCTACGAGGAAAATCAAATGACTGAACAAGACCGCATCCACCTTGAGTGGCTTTACACAGGGTTCGCCATGATGGGTTATCTCATCAATGGCGACTACTCTGTGGAAGAGATACCTCATAGGTCAAAGGAGTTGGCGAAAGCCATGATGACCGAACCCGAAGAGTTAGGAATCATGGCAATCAAACCGAAAAAGAAATACGCACGTAAAGGAGATTGACATGTTGGAAACCATTCTGCTAATTATGTTTATTGGATTTGCTTTTGTTGGATTTATAGCAGTAGCGCTCATATCGTTTATTTATTGTTTTCAGACTTATTGTGAGTGGTCACACAAGAAAGCAAAAAATGAACGTGATTGAATTTGGTGACTGCCGAGACATTATGAAACGATGGGTAAGCGAGGGGGTGAAGGTTCAGACTTGCATCACCTCGCCTCCTTACTTTGGATTGAGGGACTATGGGCACGAAGGACAGATTGGTTTGGAGGATGATGTTGGGGATTACGTGGCTAATCTTGTGGACGTTTTTAGCCATGTATGGAACTTACTCTCTGATGATGGCACTCTTTGGCTGAATCTTGGAGACAGTTACGCTGGTTCGGGGAAGGGACCAAGTAAGAGTTTAAACGGCGAGCATCATCGACTGAAAGAGAAGCATTCCAAGATTGTTCCCGATGGACTCAAAGCCAAAGACCTTATCGGTGTGCCGTGGCGTGTAGCGTTTGCACTTCAAAACTTTGGATGGTATTTACGCCAAGACATCATTTGGCATAAGCCCAATCCAATGCCCGAGTCTGTCAAGGATAGGTGTACAAAGAACCACGAGTACATTTTTCTGATGACCAAGAATCCTCGTTACTACTATGACTGTGACGCAATCAAAGAGCCTGTGAAGGAGGATTGGGGCACACGTGATAGGACAGACGGCAAGTATCACAACGAAGGAACAGGACTGCAACCTCATAGCGGATTGGAGAAGTCTTATGAGTGGGCAAACAAGCGCTCTGTTTGGACTGTTACAACCAAGCCGTTTACTGGAGCACACTTTGCCACGTTCCCCCCTGATTTGATTGAGCCTTGTGTCATGGCGGGTAGCCGTGTTGGTGACATAGTGCTCGACCCTTTCATGGGTTCAGGGACTACCGCTGCCGTTGCTGACCGTTTAAATAGGCTATACCTTGGCTGCGAGTTGAATCCTGATTATCAAAAGTTACAAAAGGAAAGACTTAAACAACGCTCATTGGAGTTGATATGAAAAAACATAGACGTATGTCTGAGCAAATGGAGAAAGACATTGAAGAAATTGTTGATTTTTATATGCAGTTTGTAACCAAGTATCAAGAAGAGGTTAGGGAGTGCTATGAATACTTTTGGAAATGCATGAGCGATGGAACAATTGAAGATTATTTGGAAATAGTTCGGGAAAGAAAAGAGAAGCAACATGAGCAACAAACCACCACGTAGAGATGATAGGCGTAAGGCACGTGAAGAAAAGCGGAGAAGTAGATGAAATGCCCAAAGTGCAAAGCACCCACAGAAGTAAAAGAGACACGCATCAATTCAGAATACGTGATGAGGCAAAGGATTTGTTTCAACATGCACAAATTCAGAACCGAAGAACGTGCGGTATCAAAGCCAAAAGATGTTCGTAAAACTTTCGTCCTCTGAACTACGCATGTGCCGATTCATCGGTGCTATGCGATACGCCACCACCAATGATGCTTGTGCCGAGCAGATTCAATCTGACCTCGACCCGCTAGGCATTGTTGTTGATGGCGTGATTGGCGAGTACTGCGTTGCCAAACACCTTAACTTGCACTTCAGTCTTGACACCGACTTGCGTGATTGGGGCGCTGACCTCATCACACAGAAGGGTGCAACGATTGACGTTAAGACAACCCGTGCACAGGGAGGGCGTTTAAACGCAACCAGAACCAGCCAGAAAAAGAACTTTGACCACTACATATTGTGTGAACTTGCTGATGAGGGGGCGCATATAGTGGGATGGATTCCAAGGGAAGACTTCATAAACGATGACAACCTTGTAATGGGAAAGCGTGGTGAGTACTACGCTCTCGACAGAAGTAAATTAAAAACCTTGAAAGGGCAACAACATGAGTAAACACATTTATCTAGTAGTGGGAATTTGGCTTTTATTGGCTTGTGTCTTTATGGCTGACGCACAGACAACGACTTTCTATAGCGGAACAGGGCAGGTTCTTGGTACGGCAACCACAGTTGGAAACACCACGTTCTACAACAATCAGTATGGTCAACCAGTTGCTACCGCTACAAACGCCAACGGAGTGACCTACATCAACAATTCCCAAGGCGCTCCACTGGGCACGTCTTTTGGTTTAAACGGTCAAACTACGCCTGCTCCAGCAGTTTCTATTTTTGCTCCCGAAGTGAAAAAGAATGACTGACTTTAAGACATGGTCACAGGAATCCCTTGCTGACTTTGCGAGGGATTCCTTTAAACGAATCCAAGAACAGGACGAGGCTATCGAACAACTGAGGCAAGACTTTGCCGATGCGATGGAACTCGTCCGTTTGTTAAACAGTCAAACTAAGGATGCGACTAAAGAGAAGAACAATGGATAAGCGTCAAGAATGGTTTCAACTTCTACAGGAAATCGGTTGCATAGCATGTTTAAACAGCCTTCAGGTCCGCAGCGACCCCGACATTCACCACATACTCCATGCAAACAAACGCATCGATGACTTCCATACCATCCCTCTTTGTCCGTCACATCATCGTGAGGGAATCAAGAATGATATAGCCGTGTCTCGTCACCCTTGGAAAAAGGAGTTTGAGAAACGCTACGGCACAGAGATGGAACTGTTAGAGCAAGTGCGTAAACTGGCAGACGAGTTACGCAAGAACCGCATAGGAGGCAGACATGCTCAAGGCTGATGGGTTAGATGATGCAATCTTGGGTCAGGCTCACATATGGCGTAACAACAGTATGCATGCCGTCATCGTGTATGACGCAGAAAAGATTCGCTCTATCCTGATGACTCGTGATGGCATGAGCGCAGAGGAGGCAAGAGAGTTCATCGAGTACAACATAGAAGGGGCGTACATGGGTAATGAAACCCCTGTCTATGTTTGGACTGAAGACTTACTTTGATGCGTACTGCTTCTTAATCTCTTTGATGTTGAGTGTCAGTTTGACTTCAACGTCATGGAGCATGTCAAGGCGCTCACGTTTCTCATCTGCCGAGTAATCCTTGGACGCATTGATTAGATTACGTGCCTCACGAATCTGTTTCATGTCTCTCTCAAGAGAGGTGATGTAGTCACGCATGCCATACAGTTTGCCGTTCTCATTGAGATATTCACGCAAGTTGTCTGCATTACCAGTACGTTCAAGCATATTGACTGTGCGAACCACCTCATTCACTTCTTGCTTGAGGTCGTAGTAGGCAGACACAGTACCCGAATCACCCGCAAAGAATCGTTTGATAACAGGCAGTTGCTCCAATCTTGAAGTGGCTTTGACGGGGTCTCCTTCGGTGCGATAGATAGCATCAAGCAGTTGAACTGCATATGTACCCATCGTTCCTGTGTAACCACGCACAAAGTTTTCTACCTTCATCGGTGACATGCCAGTTGCCGCACCAAAGTCTTTTGCCATCTGCGATGTACCCTGTGTAAACTGGTACTGAGGAGCCAAGTCTTCCATGCCACGCCCAACGATTGGGTCACCACTAAAGAACGAGTAGTTCACCACGTTCTCCACCATTGGCAAGAACGCCTGTGGGATTGGATTAATTTGCAAGGTGTTTGTCACGTTACGCACAAACGACTCTTTCAAATCCTTGCCTGTGTCATTGCCAAAGGCAGTCTCAAGCACCCTCTCAGGCAGAACCTTGAATACCACGCCCAATTCAAATGGGATAGGGAATCGGAAAGGTTTGCCGTTAATCTCAACGGCGGGAATAATCCAGTAGTTGTCTCGCTCTTCTTTAGAAAGTTTCTTGTACTCTTCATCGTCAGAGACCAAGAACCAGTAAGCCATCGATAGACCCATCAAAGTCAGAGCACGAGAGGCAAACGCCTTCTTCATTTGGTCTGAATTCTCGGTTGCAAACTTGCCCCAACCCGAACGATACAGAACATCCAAGCCTTGGACACGTGCGTTGAAGAACGGCACAAGAGCAGACACGATACGAATCACGTCTGAGTTACCTTTGCGTGAGAAGTTCAAGACTTCCATCGCTTGATAGAACGCTTCTGCTTCGCTACCAGTCCTCTCAAGGGTGCGTTTATACACCTCTGCACGAGTTGCCATATCAGATGCGTGTGAGCCATGCTCCAACATCTCCCAGAATGAGGTCAGCGGAGACAGCACTCTTTCTGTAGTTGTCTTTGCACCGCCACGTTTGCGGAGTTCTTTCTCCACCTCTTTGGCAGTTGACCTGACATCGCCTGAGAAATCGTAGCCTGTCAGACCAGCCATTGCCAGCGCTTGCGCTTCGGGGCTGCTGTTGGTTAACGTTTTGCCAAACTGTTTAAACGTGTCAACAACAGGTCTCATGTCCGTGCCTGATGTAATCCACGCTTGCAATGAGTCTCGACCCAAGTTGGCAAGCATAAAACCGGGGTCTTTGGTTACAAAATTGCGAAGTAAATTGGCGGGAGCGGCGAGCCAAGAGAGCCATTCCATTTGAGGGAGGTTTAAACCCTTCATGGCTTCCACCAGAAGCATGTCGTCAACTTGGTAGTACTTGTTTACACCGCCCACCTTGACTGTAACAACGTCTTTGCCAGTTGTTCCAAGCGGAACTTCACGTGCCAATTCCATACGTGTAGCGTCACGCACCACACGTTGAGCGGCTTCGTTTTTCATGCTGGCTTCAATAGCGGCACGAGCGTTACGCACCACGGTTTCCATGAAGTCAGCAAGTTCTTTTTTGCCACCTTGCAATTCTTTGGGCTTTGCCACGCCAACCAATGAAGAGAAGACCCTTGGTCCAGCCGTCTTCTCGCCATCCATCTGACGATAGAAAGGGATGTAGTCCCAATTCTGAGTCCAAATTTCTCCTTCTTTTTTGGAGATGACTCCACGCCCAACCATCAAATCAACCAAGCCCTTGTTGTAGACCTGATACTCATCAAAGACTTGTTTAAACATTGGGAACTGTGCTTCCAAATCCTTGCCCATCTTGATGTCATCAGCGGTAAACAGTTGCTCACGACCTTCAGCCAATAGGCGTTTACCCCTACGAGTAGCGGCATAGAACTGGAACGCTTGGAAAATCTCAGGATTACCATAAGACATCAAAGGCTCAAGGATGGCAATCAAACCTTTGGTGTCAGGCTCTATGGTGAAGTAGCCATTCTTGTAGACAGGGATGCCGTTGGTAAACGATGCCGATGCAACTCCTGCCGCCCTGTCAGATTGAAGAGCGGATGCAATAGCGGAGGTCTCAGCCAACAGTTGGTCTTTGCCGTACTTCTCAGCCACGGCTCTGCTCAAACGCTCAATGCCTTCATACTTATTGACAAGCGCCTGACGAATCTTACCCATTGAGTCAGGAGAGATGGCATCCATCAGACGCTCAACAAAACCTTTCTCAACACGCTTGGGAGTCGTGGCGTTTATACGGGCAGTAATCGCTGGGTCAATGTTTAAAGGCTTCTTGATTGAGTAGCGGATGTCTGGGTTCTCAGGGTTGTACTCACCAGTATTGCCAGTTGCAGACTTAACTTGCGTTGGACTATAGACGGCTAAGTTTTTGACATCGCCTTCTTTGACGTAGAAAGAATCAAACCCTAAAGACTTAATAGCGTCTTGATACTCTTTGCTTTCAATGCGTTCCCAACTGCCAAGTTGTAGGCTTTCTTCTGCGCTTGAATTTTTCATGTCCAAGTTTGGATAGACTTTAGCCAAAACTTGTTCGACATGTGTAGGGTTTTCGTAATCAAAAGGATTTTCTGCCTTGACATAGACAGGAATAATGTTTCCCTTAGATGGCAATTGGTCGTTCAAGACATCCAAAACTTGCGTTTCAATTTGGGAAGGGATGAGACCATAAGTCCCATCTAATTGTTTCCATTCCGAAATAATCCGTGACGCATCTTTGGGCGTTATGTATTTGTCTTGCTTGGCTTGATTTGCGGCTTTTGTAATCCACTCAATGTGCTTGTCATGGCTTGATGAATTCCACAACTCTTTACGCATGTAGTTTTCACTTGAACTTGTAAAGTTGTCTGCAAAGCGAGCGCTTTCGGTTACAAATATAGCGCCAGCCTGTTTAGGCTTGAACTCGGTAATGTCTTGGGCAGTCCCGTGGTACATGACCTTGGGTGTTCCGTCTTCGTTGACTATTTTGCTGTCGCCAAACCAGCGTTTAAACGCAGTTGTTTCTGGCGCACGAATTTTCATCTTCGGGCTGACCTTGCCTTCTTTGAGTCTGCCCGATTCTGTAAGTTCAGCAACTGTGCCTTCGTAGTTAACAGGCACGTTGTGGTTGAGCACAACCATCATGCCCATACTTGGAACGGCATAGCCATCGTAGCCAGCGTCAATGATTGCCGACTCAAAGTTATTGGCATCGCCCATAGCCTCTGAGTACAGACGGCTCATCTCTTTGCCTTGACCAAGGATGTTGTTGAACTTCTGCGTGTAAACGTTTGAACCTACTCCAGATTCACGGGCTGGCATTTCGCCAGTTTCTTTGGGGATGTAGAAGTAAATGCGTTTCTTGATGCGGTCATCATATGCATCTTCTAAGCGCCTACGTTCAGCGCCACGCAATCCAGTACCAAACTTGGATGCGTCTAATTCATCTGTCTTGACTGCGCCATAGTGAACACCCTCAACAGTTATTGCGCCTTCTTGTTGCGTTCCGAGAGTGATGCCTCCCCCGCTACCTTCGCTGGGTCGAATGGTAGGTTGGTCAGGTTTAGTAGTTTCCCTCGTCCATCCGAACTCTTCTCCAAATTGCTTGGCAAGTTCGTCATATTGATTGCGCCAATTGTCAATGGTTGCTCGTATATTGGGGAGTCGTTCGGGACTAATCCTCGCAAGGTGACCTTCGCCATTTGTATTTTCCTTCCAGTCGTTGTCTAGGTATTCGCTCTGCGCTCTAAACTCATCAATATTAAAGTTTACATCTGATGAGAACGTTTGCAAAGCATTTTGTAATGCATCGATGTACCTCTTGTCGGACATCATGTAAGGCTTTCCATCGGCTCCACGATAGTTAATAAAGTCGAACGTGTCATCGACCTTGGTAAAACCAATGCCGGGAATTGCCTCATCAAGATGTTTAAACAGTTTCTCTTCAAGTTCCTGCGTTACGGGAACATTGAGCGAAACCTTGTAGCCCTTACTTGCCAACTTGCCAGAGGCGGTTGGGTCAGGACGATACCAAGGCACAGCATCTTGTCGAGTGATAAATCCGATGATGGAGGCGTAGTCCCTAGCCACTTGAACAAGGTGTCCTGTCTCATCCTTTTGCAAGACAACCTTGGTGATGATGTTGGGAGCAATCTTGTTTTCATAGCCACCAATAGACAACTGACTTGAGTACAACTGCTCATCGCCAAGCAGTTTAAATATCTTGTCCTCACCATTGGCATCAGTAAGCATGTTGCGAACTGCCCGATTAAACGCCTCTTGCTCTTCACGTGGGGCGGTATGGATTCCCTCAATCATAGGGATTGAAGTAGAAGGGCGGCTTTCCCATGTGATGTGAGCAGTAGCCCGTTTCACGTAGTCGGAGAAGTCAAGCGTATCGGGCGTGAAGTCAACGGATGACTCATTAAACACTTCGCCATTCTTGATAGCCAAGTCTTTGGCTTTCTCAACGGCTTTCTGATACTCGCTTTGGTTCTTAATGTAAGTCCAAAGAGCGGCTTGAATCTGACGAGGCTTGAGGTCTTCGCCTGTCTTCTTAGATTGTGCGTCAGTAATACGCTCAACCAAATCCTTGGCGTATATGTATTGAGTAGTAGAAACAGAGTTTGCACCACCGACATCTTGGTCATCGGTATGCGGGTAACCGAACAGACGCATCATCCAACGGTCAATCGTGGAAGAGTCTTGGAAGGTGTCGGTCTCAAACGTGGCATCGTGCAAGTTGCGATAGAAGTTCATCAACTTATCGTCAACGCCTTTGAGTGAGGTGTCCATTGTTGGGGCGGCAAGGATAGCGGGGATAACCTTGGCGGTTGTCTCAGGGAAACGACCAGCAAGGATTTCTTTCTCGCCACGAGCAATCTGTGCCACCGACTTGATAACGGCAGTAATGTTTCCACCAAGACTATTGGCTTGGGAATACAAGGCGGTCAAACGAACAACTTGCTCCATGAGAGCGGGGTCATCACGGGCAATCTCACGAATGGTTGCACCGCTACGCTCGTACCAATCCTTGGAGCGGTCATACATGGAGTATGGATGCTCAAGGAGTTTGACCATACGCTCGACAAGTTCTTTTCTATCTTCTTCGGTCTTGGCATCAGGAGGAGAACCAACGATGCGGTCACCAATCTTGCGTGGGGTAATGGACATCTTTGCGCCCTGCAAGTCAGGCTCACGCTTAAAGGAGAAACGCTCGCCACTTGAACGAGATGGCAAATCTTCAGGCTTAATTCCAGCCTTTTGCTCTTCCTTCTTGAATGTTTTAAACGCCTCACGAACCATCGTCAACAAAGATGTGTCAACGGGTCTGCCAGAAACGGTTACAAGATTTCCATTGCTACCTAGGGTGTACTTGCCAACAAGCGCCTTATTGAATTTTTCAGGTTTGTGAACAATGGCATAGGTGTCATCGTTAGCCTGTGTCAAAGACACATCAATTCCCAAGTCAGCCAACTGACGGGCAATGCGCTCCTTGATGCCAAACTCATCATAAAAACTGGCAGCACTTGGCTTATTCTCTTTCATCAGCCCAGTCATTGGATAACCTGATTGAAGCATATCTTGAGCGTATGCTTCGCCCATCTTATCAATCATGTTGTACATGTTGTAAACATGCTCGCCACCATACGCTTTCGTAGTGCGATAGCCACCATACTTGTCATCTTGTTCAAGGATGCCAGCCTTTACCAACTTTTCGGTAATCTCAGGTTGAGACTCAGGGGGTTCGTACAAGAAGATTGAGTTGTCTTTGGTCAGCGGAAAGTCTGCAAGATACAGATAGCCCTTCCCGCCTTCTTTGTCTGCGTAAGAAATAGGACGAGCGTAAAACTTTGATGTGTCCGTCACATCCTTATTGGCAATCTTTTTCTTTTTAAGGTCAGGCGTGACGCTTGCGTACGCACCATAACCATAGGCAAATGCCTTTAGGTTGCTCTCCGATAATTTGTCAAAATCCCTTTGAGATGCGTGTTGCAACAGAGCATAGCGTTGACCTTTGGAATCAATTTCGCCTCGAACAACCATAGGTTGGAAGTCCAAGAGGCGCTCATCAATCTGCATCCCACCCGTTTCAATTTTTTGGAAAATCTGGTCTGCGCTGGTGAAGCCAAGGCGTTTAAATGAGTTAGAGATGGCTCGGAACATTTCTCCGAGTCGATAGAAGATGTTGCCAATCAATCCGGCTGGCGGTTTGTTGTTGGCAAAGTCTTTAAACGCTTCGGCAATGGCTTCCTCTTGAACGTACTCATCAAAGCCATTTAGGTTGCCGTTTTCGGCTTTATAAGCCTCTTGGTAGGCTTTGTACAAGCCAGCATCTTTGATGTACTTTTGAACCCACTCGCCCTTCGCCTTGTTTTCCAAAACCTTCCATTCTTGCGGAGTGAAAGCCCCAAGTTCTTTAAGGGCGTGGATGGACTCATGGCGCAAAACACCCATAGGGTCTTTGGAATCAAGGGCTATGGTGATGATGCTCTTGAGGTATGTGCCATCCGCTTGTCCGTTAGCAATACTGTTGACAATACGCAAGCCAACCTTCTCCAACCCAAACTTCTTGAGTTGCGGCAAAAGGGTCTGACGCAGTTTTTCTAAAGCCTCATCAACTTCGGGATTGTAAATACTTCTGCGAACTTCAATGCCCTTTTGGTCAGACCTACGTCTTTCCAGTTCTTTCTTCGCCATAGCCGCATAGCGCTTGGGCAAAGTACCTTTGGTCGTGGGAGCGGATGCAACAATCTGCTCCAAAGTAGCATCGTCAAGATTGAGAATGCCATAGGCTTCAGCCTCAACCCTTTTCTCAAACGAGGCGGTAGGCTTGCCTTCTTTGTAGAAAACTTGCTTGCGCTTGACCACAGGCTTCTCCCCGATGGGGACAATCTGTAATGGATTGGTCAGGTTTTTGATGTCATTGGTGTGGACATCAATAGATTGCTGGTCAATCTTATTAAGAGAATCAAGGTACGCCTGTAACTTCTTGAATCCCAAGGTACTTGCAAAACCTTTGGCACGTTGAACGTCTAATTGGGAATCCCGATTGGCAATGTTCTTGAGCAGTTGGTCAATCTTCTTTTGCTCTTGTTGAGCCAACTTTTCGTTAATCTTGGTTTGCTTTTCAGTTTCTTTCTGGGCTTCGTCTGCCGTGTTTACACGCTTGATGAACGCAGCACCATTGCGAATTTCGTACGCTTCAGGCTCCGCTCCTTGTTTAAACGCTTGTTCACGAATGTCAAAACCACCGGGAAGCGCTTCAGATTTACCAGCAAAAGAAACTTCCACGGGGTACTTCACCCCCTCGGTAGTCTTTCTTTCCACCATGTTCTCTTCCAAGTCCCCACGTTTGAGGGCTTGTTTGTACAAAGCCTCTGCGTCTGCGTCACGCTGTAGACCAGAGTAGTCCTTCAAAGATTGAATGACACTAGTTCTAGAAAGAGAGTTAGCACCAAACTCCCCAAAATCAAACTCAAGCCCCTTCAAGGCTTTTGCGTACTGCGTTTCATTAAAACGTACTGCGTTTGTTCCTTCGGGAAGAATAATTCGTTCGGCTGGGTTGACGGGCAACTCATCAAGCGCTTTAAACGCTGAGTACAGTTGCGGCTGGCTCAAAGCGGAAATATCTTCTGAACCAGTAACCCTATTTAAATAGTCATTCCAACCTCTGGTTGTGGTGTCCACACCATGTAGGTCAGCCTTTCTTAGCACATCGTCAACAGATATAGGCTCATTGTTTACTGCGTCATAGTTGGTCTTGCTCTGAAGAAGAGTGTTGATTGCGCCTTCTTGTGCTTCGGGCGTGTTCTCGGTGTGGCGAATAGCATCGACCACATCTTCCAAAGAGTAGGTGTTTAAACGAGGCTTGCCGTTATCTTTTCTGTCTTTGTTAATGTAGTCCCGTTGCTCTTTGGTCAAGTCTTGCCAAGTGAAGTTACCCAATGGGTTCTTCAGCGGGTCGTACTCTTTTTCATTGAGGATGATTTCGTCAGGGGCTGGCAGTAGCAACTGACCCTGCTCTTTTTTGGCGGCGGGAGGAGCAACATTGGTAATCTCTTCGGGGGTAGTAAAACCCTTGTATGCGGTACGACCACGACTTGCCGCACCACCAACCAAGCCAACGCCACCAGCGCCAAAGAACGCCTCTTTGTACTCGTTGTATGCGTCAGGCGATGCTAGGTCTAATCCCGCTTGCCAACGCTCTAGGACTTGCTCTAAGGCTTCTGTGGGGGCTTCTGCAATAAAGCCCACGGTTGCACCCTTGCCAGCCTGTTTAGCGATTCCTGTGGTCACGCCAACGGCAGTAATTTCTCCTGCGGCTTTACGTTTGGCTAATTCTTTTCCAACTTCTAGAACGCCCTTTTCTCCCAATCCACCAATACCAAGGGTGAATCGGTCAGCAAAGTAACCAATAGGCGCTTGAATTGCGGCGGCAGTAGCGGCTTTACCAACGCTCAGTTCTTGGGGATTCTCTTTCTCTTGTGCTTGGCGACCCATCAAACTACCAAACTGCTGGAGTCCATACGCACCAATACCTACAACGGGCGCAACAATCGGTGCAAACGGACCAGAAACCGCACCAGCAGCGGCTCCAGCGGCAAGCGGTACTGCCATCTGTGGGGCAGATTCAGCGGCAGATTCAGCAATGTACTTGGGAACTTCTTTAAGTGCTGAACCCAAACCTTGTTCTTTATAGATGCGCTCTAAATCGGCAAACCTTAATGCTGGCTTTTCAACTGGCTTGGCTTGCTCGGCTTTGATAGCCGCCATTTGACGAGCAGCCTCCTCATCAGTTCCTGCAATTTTTGCCCCTGCAAGTTTGTACCCTTGGTAGATGTCGCCAAACGACTCTAGACCACGTTTAAACGCTTCTACCGTTCCAGTGCCAATCCCAACATCTTCGGGACGAACGCTAGGTTTAGACGAGCCAAAAGAAGGAAGGTCTGAATCAGGAACTACGTTACCCGACAGACTCCTCGGCAAGTCCTCTTGAGGGACTAATCCTGCCATTTACTGGTACTCCCATTTCCCGTTCTTAAATATGATTGGCTTGCCAGAGTTAGATGTTGCCTTGTCTCCTTCTTTTGGAGCGCCAGCGGAAGGGGTTTGATTGCCGCCGCCACCGGGCATTGTGATACCTTGACTTGCCAAGTATGCAGGATAACCGCCTTTCTTCTCCCATTCCATACGCAACGCCATACTGGAGTCCCATTTGGATTGAGCATCTTTAAGAAGGGCGTTAGTACCCTTGATGCCTTGGAGCATATTAGCGGCTTCAACAAACCCAACGCCCTTCTCTTTCATTACCCGCTCAATCATCTGAATCTCAGCAGGAGTCTTGCTAGTAGAGGCTTCGTGACGAGCACGGAGCATCTGAGCCTGAGATGACAAAGTGTTAGCGGCTGCATTGATTTGGTTGGCAGTCGCATTGCTTGCGTCAATACCCAACTTCAACAAATCTTGCTTGGTCTTTTCTTGAGCGGCACGTGCAGATTCAACGGCACTTACGTCACCACGCTTACGAGCATCTTCTTCCTTGGCAATATTCATTTGCAAGGCGTTCATCTCGGTAGCCTGTTTATCACGCAAAGCCTCTTGTTCTTTTTGCATCTTAGCGCCAGCAATAGCGCTTTCGCCTAATTGAGCGCCCAAACCTTCGGTAGCCTTGGCTCCTGAGAAAGCGGCAAGACGTGCAATCAAACGGTCTGAAGGGTCTTCGGCTTCTTGAGCCGCACGTTTCCCTTCCAACTTGGCGTAGCGTTGTTTGATGTCAGCCATTGGGTCTTGTGAAACACCAGCCAATTTTTCCAAGGATTTTCTACGTTCAAGCAATTGTGCATCAGACAATTCTGCTGGCGCTTTAAACTGGTCTGGGTTCAGCATAGGAACTGCTGGAGCGGCAGGAACTGCTGGAGCGGCAGGTTCTTTCTTCAATTGTGCTGAAGATGTATTGGATGCTTGTTTATTGGGGTCTGCTGGAACTTTGGTGGGTTCAACCTTTTGCTCAACCACAGGGGCTGATGCAGGGGTTGGCGCAGGAGTCTTCTTAATTGGCAAGCCTTCTTTGTCAAAACCTTGTGGTGGCTCGTATTGAATCTTGTTGCGTTTAAACCGTTCAGCCTTTTGCCACTCAGTTTCTCCACCAAGTGCACTAAGTACGTCCCAAAAATTGCCAACAGTTAAACCATAACCGGGAGATTTGTTGCCCACATCACTTTGGTCTGGAATGCCGTCAGAACCCATGCCACCGCCGTCAAAGTGGACAATGCCACCGTCAGCATATGAAGTCTGACGAAACATGTGCGGTAAAGGCAAATTGGATAGACCGCCTTCTGCCATTCTTGGAACAAGAGGTGCAGCATTGGGTTGCACTCCAGCGGGAGCGGCAGTCATCATTGATTTGTTAGGAGCAACGGGACTAGGAGCCAATTGAGGCGGCATAGCGGTTGGGTTAACCATACCAGTAGGTTCTGCCGTAGGATTGACTTGACCCTGTGGCAATGCAGTCAAGCCACTTTCAATTTGTTCTTTAACGGTAGGTTGCTGACCGACAAAAGCCGATTGGGTATCTTCCAATTGCTTTCTGCGTTGAAGTTCAGACAACGCCAAGTATGAAGGAACCTCTGGGTTGTTCCCGTTGGCATACTTCATTACGTCAGGTAATGGCAAACCCTTTAATGCTTGTTGTGTTTCAATTAGATTGAACATAATTAGCCTTCAAAATTACTTAAATCTTCTGGTGGCGGGGGAGGTTCTGGATTAACATAATCGCTAATCGTTGATGGGTCACGCTCTGCGCCAATTAAATTGCCTTTGTTGTCGTAGGTCTCAAGAATGCCGTCACTAGAGCGTGTAAACGTTCCATCGCCATTGTCTCGAGCGTCTGCTGGAGGCGCTCTTTGAGCCTCGCTCTCAGCGGTAACCCTATCAATCTCTTGTTTGATTTGTTCGTCAGTAAGAGTCGGATTACCTTTAGAGTCTGTAAACATGCTCTTAACATAAGCCGCAATTTTGTCAGGGGTGTAGCCCATAGATTTAAGGTCTTTCATAACACCCGCAGCACCAGACACGCCTCCAGCCAACTGTTGAGCAATACTCTTGGCGGCAGAGTAGGTATTGGTTGTGGTCATTGGAAGACCAGCCAATACGTTTCTGTTCATTGCAATCATCTCTTGCGGGAACTTCAACTGGCGCAAGTACTCGTTGTATTGAGCATTGAGCGCCTGTTGGTCAAGCGCTTGTTGTTGACCGCCAGCAGTATTCAATGCTTGCAGATTTGCCAAACCATATTGAGCGCCTTGAGCGCCAGCATTTGCAGCCGCAGTCTGAGCCTGAGTAGCCGCTTGCAATCCTTGCAAACCATAGGTAGCGCCAAATTGTTTTGCCGCTTGGTTAAGTTGTTGAGCCTGTAAGTCACGTGCCGCATCAGCGTTAAACTGAGTAGCCGCATTTTGATAGGCTTGGTTGTAACCAGAACCAATCAATTGACCCTGTTGACGCAACAAGTTTTCATTGTTTTGGGCTTGCAAAATAGCCTGACGTGAACCGCCAAATGCTCCAGCCTGTGTCAATTTAGCCAAGTCAGCCTGTTGATTGATGGCTTGCTGGCGCTGAAGAGCCGCCAATTGTGGGTCTAAAGAGGCTTGAATGTACGGATTCATGTACTTCTGAGCCTGAGTAGCGTCAAATTGGTTTGCTGTAATCGTATTTGGGTCGTAAGTCAGCGCCTGTTGTTTTTGACTAATCTCGTTTAAATTGGCTCCAGCATTTTGCAGCGATGCGGGAAGAGTTAAATTGCTCAGTCCTTGCCATGCTTGCTCTTGCAATGGAGCGTAACCAGCCGTCAACTGCCCTGTATAAGCGGGAGTTGGCGCATTGAGTAACGCTTGACTCTTGTCTAAAAGATTTGAAACGTACGGTTGTGCGTACGGGGTAACAGTTCCCTGTGTGGAAGTATCAGGCGTTTGATTCAAACTGGTGGAAGTAAATAATCCCATATTAACCCCTCATTTTAGGCATGAACTTCTCAGCATGGATTTGTTTTCCTTGCTTGGAGTTTCCTGTTCGTGCCTTACGAACTTTTGCCATCATGTCATATAAAACCTTTGCGCCAGCCTCAGATGAGCCATTGCCAAGGTGAGAAACTACATCGGCAGGAATCACAAACTCTTCGTTTGCAAGACGTGCTGGTTGTTTGTTAGCAATGGTGGCGGGGATGTCATCAGACATTCCATCTCCCGGACCTTTCAACATGCGTCCACCATCAGAATAGTGACCAAGGCTAGAGATGCCGCCACTTGCCATTGGTCTGCTCATAGGAGCGCCCATAGCCATTTGGGTTGGCTTGGCTGAACCAGCCACAATCCGAGCGGCATCATCTGGGTTCATGCCTTGATTTACCAAAGCCTCAATCTTGTTAAGAACACGAACATCATCTCCAAGACCATACTTACGGGCGGCATTGGCAACAATTGCTTCGTCTGTCTGAATAGAAGGCAAACCGCCATCATTCATAGCAATAGGCATCCCACCACCAGCAAACATGTTGACTGAGTTGGTGTAATCAGCGTTGTAATTTTGATTTTGATTTCTTGGCTGATTTAGGTTTAAATGATTTTGACTATCAATAGTTGGTTGAATGAATTGAGGCTTCATCTGACCATACTGATTTTGGTCAGGCTGTGTGTACGGCATTTGACCGTACGCTTGTTGAGGTTGAGAGCCAGCGTCTTGACGAGGAATATCGCCAACAGGGTATTGCTGGTTTTGAATAGGAGATTGCAGGTAAGGGGGGGGAGTCAGGCTCAGTAAGCCACCTTCCGCTTTATAAATGGGGCTAATCATATGTTGTCCATAAGCACGAGCATTTTCAATCTCCGCTGGGTCGGTTATATCCCAACTCATTCCATTTAAAGATGGTGAAAAACCACCACCTGAATTAGTTCCAGTGTCGTTTAAACTGTTTGCCAGAGCAGCAGCGCCACCAATTGCGGCTGCGCCACCTAAAAGACTACCAGCGTTTCCAAGGTTAAAGCCGCCAGTAGTGCCTTTTCTGCTAACGCCAGTACCGCCTGTTCCGCTAACGTTTCTAGCGCCTCCAGCAGTCGCACCGCCCAGCAGCGCAGATGAGAGTTTGCTCAAATCATTGTTTGAGGAAGTCTTTTCTGTTTCGCCTGTATATGGCGTATCAGTTGCTTCGGTAGAAGTTACTGTGCCATCAGGATTAATGGTGACGGTTGAGCCGTCATCGTAAGTAATGGTTTTTGCGCCCTCATTGGTTTCGGTTGTTTTGATTCCGTCAGCACCAATGGTTTCAACAGTTCCATCAACGTTAAAAATACGTTGAGTGCCATCAAACTCGGTGACAACAGTTGAACCGTCTGCACGGTTTTCAATTTGTTGTGGGAAGTCGCCCTCTTGGTCGCCCAAAATAGCGGAAACAACATTGGGGCTAATCATTGTCTCGCTACCAACGTAATCTTGACGTGGCAAAACAGGAGCAAATTTATCGCCAAATTCGTTAACGCCCAGAGGCTTATATAAGTCGCCAGTCTCTGGATTAATAGCAAAATTGGTTATACGCCCATCGTCATCAATAAGATTTCCAGTAGCGGCGGCTTCCGCTCTTTTGGCTTCTTCTTCTTTCTTGGCTTCCTCTGGATATAAAGCCTTGATAAGTTGGTCAACCATAGCCTTTTGTTCGGGCGTTTGGTCTTCTACTTCACCCTTCATATTTTTTATGGCTTCTTGTGTAGGTGTTAACCCTGAGTCAGATACAACTTCATTAGCGCTGGCTAGTAGAGTTCCAGATGGTTTTGTTTCTGTAGATTTGGTTTCTTCTGCTGTCTTGGTTGGTCCTGCATCAGCGTTTAAACTGGCTATACCAGACCCGGCTGCATTGATACCAGCACCAGTAATGCTGCCAGCAGCAGCGTTTACACCAGCAAGGTACGCATCTTTGCCACGCAAAGCAGCGGTAGTTACTCCACCAGCGGTGTTTCCAAGAATTTTGTCTAAGGTATTTGTTCCAGCACCGCCAGTATCCGCCTCGGCAGTTACGGCAGAGCCTACGCCAGAACCAATACCAGCGGTTATACCGCCTGTTAATGCATCGCCAACGTCTTGACCTTGCAAAACGCCAGCGGCAGTTTGTGTGGCAGCAGAACCTAGCCCACGATATACAGCGGATGGAAGACTTTCAATACCAGTATTTGTTCCAATATCTGTCAAGGCTTGACCAAAAGCGGTATCAGCCAATTCGCTACCAATAGCACCACCAACTTGCGGTGCAACATAAGATACTGCGGCACTTGTTAACGCTTGTTCTAGGTTGCCTCCGTGAGCAACAACGTCAACGGCAGAGATAACGGGAAGCAGTTCAAACTGTCCTGTGGCTACTGCGGCTACCTTGGCTATTGTTCCAATTGGGTCGTTGACGGCTGTCTCTACAACTTTTGTGGCGGTATCGCCTACGGCTTGAACAACGTCACCAGCCGCATGTACAACTGCTTCGGCAACATCGCCTACGGCATTGACTACACCACCGACTACGTCTTCAACTACATCTGCTACTGCACCCATTACATTTGTCCTTCACGTCTTGGTCCAAGCACGGTAGTTACACGGTAACCATCGTCTTTTGGTTTTGCTGTTTCGGGAGGTAATGGAACGTAGCCCTTGCTTTTAACTCTTTGAACCGCATAGCCCATTGTTGGCTTGCCATCTACATCAGGATTAATTTTTGCACGGTTTTTTTGAACGTATTTAAAAAGACTCAACAATGTTGGGTCTTCAAATTCTGTGACCATGACATCAAAACCAGCCATATACATGGCTTTGGTGTAATCAAGACTGTTTTTTAAATAATTTTGAGCGGTGTCTGCGTTTAAAGCACGGAACCAAGCGGTGCGGTCTTTTGCTGGATGAACAATGAACAGGGTGTTGCCTTGGCGCATAAGAATAGCCCCAGCGCTATGAGCCTCGCTCATAATTGCGGCAAGCACTTGGTCAGGAGAATACTTAGACTTTGTTTCTTTTGTCGCCTCAAGAATAATCTCAGACGGGTCTAGCATCTTTTTCTTACTGTCAACTAGCATTGTGCATCCTTAAAAATTGCAGCGGAATACACATTGCCCATTCCAGCCGCAAGGCTCAAAATCAAACCGCCCTTTTCTGCTGGGGCTGGCTTGCTAAGAAAAACCTTGTCTTCGTCTGTACGGTTGGCAATTGCTGGCACAAAACCGTTTTTGATATTATCCAACAACAATACGGTTTCAAGCAATCCGCTTGCACCCATAGTGTGTCCAATTCTTTGTTTAAACGATGTTGCCACAAAATCGTTCAAAATGCTAGTAAGTGCGTGTTTTTCTGCAAGATTATTTGACTTCGTTCCAGTGCCATGAGTCTTAACCGTTCGCACTTGAGAACTTTGAACTTGGGACATATACAACGCACCTTGAATGGCTCGTTTAAATCCTTGCCCGTCTTCCCTTTGACCAATAGCGTTGGTTGAGTCTTCGCCTGATGTATACGCCCCCATCAGTCTGGCTTTAGGCTGGAACCCAGTCAATTTCATGCTTTGCTCGGTTTCAAAGACGGCAAAGACAGCGCCTTGACCTACGTGGAACCCATAGTTCTTCTCGTCAAAGGCTGATGGCAATATGCCAGCATCATCATCTTTGGCTGTTAACACGGCTTTTGAATCACCAAAGAAGTTCAAGACTGCGTTGGTAACTGCATCTTCCACGCCCAGCACAATGACTCGCTCCATGCCATACAACTTAACTAGGTTGTAGACATCCATCATCACTTTGAGGCTTGACGCACAGGCTGACGCATCGGTCACTACGTGGTCTGTAACGCCACACGAACTGGCTACCCGCCCTGCGTACACTTGAGTTAACGCCATAGGCAAAAACTTATAGGTGTAAGTTAGTCGGGTTTTCCCTAGGTCTACAGGTTCTATCCCTGCAAAATGAGAATTTCCAGAAGCAAGAATAAAAGCAGTCCTACAAGGATTTTCCCGTAGTTTGCGGAGTAGTTCTCCATCCAAAACTTTTTCAGCCAGACGATGAGGCGCATAAATCATCCCCGTATCTTTGCCCTTATAGGTCTCTGGAAACCAGTGAACCCTTTGAGGAAAGTGCTTTAACTCGTCAATTAGTTCATGTGTTTCGGTGCATGCCGTGCGGGTCTCGGTAAGGTAAATCACCAATCCACCCCTTTGATGGCTTCTTCAGCGGAGCCAGAAGGTTCTTTGGTCTTGTGTAGTTGGATGAAGTCCCAGCACTCCCTAGCCGATTTAAACGTCATCTCCTTGCCAATCTCATCGGGGATGCCGTAGATGTCGCAAAAATAGATGCACATCATCATGCCGTCCATGCTATCCAGACCAGTATCTTGTAGGTTATCGTCTAGCGTTTCAATGGGGACGTAAGTGTGGTGGGCTGGCTTTACCACCCGTGCCACCTTGTTAAAAAGTTCAATAAAGTCCATGTTTATCCTTATAGTGATGACACGAACGTTAGTGTACCAATCATCATCCAATTTTCCAATTGGTTCCATCCGAATAGACGGGAACTTTATTGGCTCCTCCTCCTGCAACCGTAGAGGCAAAAGTTGTTACTGTGGCATCAGTTACAAATGCCCTGTATCCCACACCAGAAGCGCTGGCGCTTGGAAGAGTGCTGACCGTGTAAACTAAGTTGGTTGGAAGTTCATTAATCAGTGCAGATAGGACACTGTTTTCTTGATTAAAGTACAGGCGCAATACGTTAGTTAGTTGGTTTAAATATAACTTGCTAAATTGCTCTTGCGGTAGTGGTAAGTTAGGGGTGGCAGGTGCTTGAATGTTCACGTGTTGCCCCTTCTGCCGTCAGGACGGATGTCAATACGAGGAGCGCCTAGTTGCCATTGGTCGCCAAGGTTATTGTTTTCAACCTTAAACGCCATCTGTCTTCCACGCACCCGAACATAAATTGTTCCTGTAAATTCTTCCACGTTTACAACAGAGGTTCTAGTAACTGTGGCATATGCGCTACCGCCTTCAGATAGAGGGTCGTTGTAACCAGAGCCTGAGTTTTGCAATGGATACAGGGTCATAGTCACATTAGGGTTACTACTAGTAGACCCACGGAATGTTAAGTCAGGAAGAATCCTCCAAACAAATCCAAAGTTGTGACCATCATCAATGTCAAATTGTGAAGATACGATGTAGGAGTCAATTGCGCTGACGGGGACGGCTGTTCCGTCATCAACACCATACTCATGGAACACAATGTTATCGGCATAGGTTGCCGCCAAAGGATAGTTACGCAAACCAGTATCCAGCCATGCAGTACGTCCAAGGTAGCCGTAATACCAAATCTGCTCCAAGTAGTTGTAAACCACGTAGGTGTCAATTACCATGCTATCTGCGGAGCAATAGAAGAACCACACCTCGTTAAAGCCTTCATTTGTGCTGGCAAAGAATTGAGAGGCTTGAGAAAGATTGATGTTGCCGTAAACAAATTGTCGTAAGTCGCAACTTAGAGTGCTAACGCTACCATCATATTTATAGAACTTGTCTCGTCCCATCCAGTACACAATGCTTGATGCCAATGCGGTAGCGTTTTGTCCCACAAGGGAAATGTTATCTCCCAGCAATTGAGAACCCCAGACCGCTGGCGCTCCCAAATATTGAAGGGAATAGACAGTTGAATCAGTCCAAACCAAAATTTCTTGACGAACCTGCATGGCAGTTACAATGTAAGAGCCATGAGAAAGGCGCAGACTACCAGCCTGATTGGTTGCATCTGGAGTCCAATTAGAAACGGATTCTTGGTCTGACCAGCGAATCAGCATGGGGTCTTGGACAGCGGAGCCATAGTCGTTACATCCAAATGCAAACACAAAACGTGATGCATCTGAAATGGCTACGTAGTTTTGAATGGTTGGCACATCTGAAGCGCCATAGATGGTGGCAATATTAAAGCCAGCAGTTGTAACGCCATTTGTTGCTACCCAATAGTAAATGCCTCCACCACGTGGAGCAAACACAAGGTTTTCGCCAAAGTTAGATTGAGACCAAACTCTTAAGTCTTGAGCAACTGCCGTTCCAACTCCCCATGTACCAGAACCCCATGTACCAGCGCCCCATCCAGTTAAAGGCACGGCAACTTCAGGTCCAGTATTAATCTGATACTGAGCCGTTACCGTTCCACCTTGGGATGACGCATTTTGTGAGGCTTGTGTAGCAGCATTAATAGTGTAGGTATTGGCATCAACAACGCTAACAATTTGATACCAGCCAGTTATGGTTACTCCATAAAACGTACTGGTAGAAGTAAAGTCTACAAAGTCATTGGTAATAGCACCATGAGCGGCATCTGTAACGGTGATTAGTGTTGAATTAAGGTAGCACTGAAAAGGGTTGGTCAACCTTTCTGTGTATTTGTACAAAGAAACTGCTACCGTTCCGCCACCAGTGGTGGAAGATGTTGCCGCTGTAGCCACAGTAATTTGAAAAGTATTTGTGCCTATCCTTGTTACGGTGAACTGTTTATTGAAATCTGCGGCAGGAATTCCGCCAACGGCAACGGTACATCCAGAGATGTTGACCACATCTCCAGTAGAAAGGTTTGACCCCGCCCAAGTAACTGTTACCGTTTTAAGAGTGTTAAATACTTCAAAAGGATTGGATAGGCTTGTTGATGAAGCGGCATAACGCAAAGGCGTGATGTCATAGTAAACGCCACCGTTCTCAATGTAGTATTTGAGGTTTGTACCTACAGCAAGGGCGTTTAAACTTCCTAAAGTAATCCAGTTCCACAGCGCTCTGCATACGCCAAGGAATGTGTTGCTTGATATTTGAAACCAGCCACCAATTTTCTCAGGTGTACCTTGACGAAAACGAATCTTGTCGCATTCGTACCAGCCGCCCTCAGTTGTATAACGGGTGTTTTCCCGATTTACTCCTGATTTGAATATTATTTTCTTGAGTGGCATGATTAAGCGTAAGGTCTAGTCCCAGATTTATCAATTATCAACGCTTGTCTGCGTGGTGAGCCACTGGGCTGATTTGGAATAGACACGTGTGTCCAGCGGTCAAATTCCCTGATAACTTGGTCATACCCTATGCCTGACGCAATAATGGCTTTGACAACCTCGTCAGGAGTCATGGATGGCACTCGTATATCTGCGGCGCAGCCCACTCGGTGCTGGCTGGTGTCTTTGCTACCCACGGCATCGTTGACTGCTTTAGACCTAAACGCCGAGTTAACCATGACGGGCTTTCCCCCAAGCACCGTTTTAACCTCCTCCAAGAAACTAGCAAGACGGTTTAAATTGTCTCTTTCCGCATCGTTAGGGGTGTTGTCTAACTCCCTGTGGTCTGTATGCGTTAACTCTTCGAGGGTAAAGTGTTCTGAAAGGTTCATTTTTTACCTTTCTGCATATCTATAATTTTTTCTAGCGTTCTACCGCCAAAGTAAAACGACATAATTAACATTCCCCATTGTCCCAGTAATTCAACATAGTTGTTGTTTACCTCAACATCCCACGCACTCATCATGGCAAAAGTTGTATAGGTAACTAGGATAAACACTAAAGTCATGGGACGAATGTTCTTGGACAACCAAGAGTCGCTACTCATGTCTGCTTTGAGGCGTTCAGTCAACTCATGGGACTCAGCAACATCGGCATTGAGTTTTGCCAACTCGCCATTTTGTTGCATCTCAAGCAGTTTAAGTTTTGCTTGCTCTGCCTGTGCAGGGTCAGGAAAAACTTTGTCTAAGATTTTTCCACCAATGTCTAAAAGTGCGCCTATAGGTATCATTTCTTGGCTCCAATCTTTGTTTCAATGATTGCAATGTCCATCCGATTAACGTGGATGTCGTCACGGTTCTTTTGGATTTCTTTTTCCAAATCTTGGCGTAACTTCTCACGGGCTAATTCAGCGCCAGTATTGGTTGCCTGTTTGTTGTCAGATGTCACCACAAGGCTAATTTTGCTGTTCAGAATGGTGACTTCATGCGCCAAATTAGACAAAGCATTCATCAGGTAAACAACGCAAGAAAACAAAAGCGGGAGAAGGGCAAATGTAATCTTTTCAATCAGTTGACTTTTTGCCTCCATTGACTGTATTTTCTCCTCGCTCATTTTGATTCCTTTAGTTCAATAGCGGCTTGCGCCGCCATGAGTAGAGTGAATGGCTCAATGGCTTACGCCACTGGATTTGCTGGAGTCTCAGCCACTGGCTCCACAGGAGTCTCAACTGCTGGCTCTATTGGAGTCTCAACTACCGCTTCAGGCTCCACAACGGTTTCAGCAACTGGTGCAGACTCCACAACAGCCTCTACGGGCGCTTCAACCACAGGTTCAGGGATAGGACGCAAATTGCCTTTCTCCCACGCTGTAGTCTCTTGGTTCCATGTGTAGAAGTATTCGTCCACAGGCATAGGAATCGGGGGTGTCCACAGCCATGTAGCAGTATCTAGCACCCAGTTGTCAAAGGGTTTGGGCGCAATGAAGACATCGTTCACATCGTCATAAGCGTAGCCAATCCCAGCGTAATTGCCACGCAATGGACGACCTTGTGGGTGTTGGTTGCCGTGGGTGTTGTAAGAAGTTTGGACGAAATTGGCGGGGTCACCAAGCGCACCAGTCAAAATAAAGTCTTCTTCAGCGACTATAACTTGCACTACAACACCGTTTTCTATCTTTGCAAAGTGGCTCATTGCGCTTCTCCTTTAAATTCAAATGTGTGATTTTTGTGGGTTTTTCGGATATTTCTTGCACACGCATAGACGTGCGCCCGATTAAATCCAGCATCGGCAATTTCTTTTGCTCCAGCCAAAGTCATTGTATTGCCGTTGTCAATATTTTTGGCAATGATGATGTGCTTCAAGACATGGGATTTCTCGCCAAGCCTGCCAAACATTGCATTCTTATCACCGCTTGTTTGAGGTTTTTTGCGACCACGCAATTTGTCGGCAACAAGTTTGGCTATTTCTGGGTTTCTAGTTGGACATCTTTCGCTTCTGCGCTTGCATTCTTCTTCTGTATGCTTAAAACCAACTGTGCCATCGCCACCCAAAGTCAAGTTGTAGCCATTCGGTGACTTAGTATTTAGTTGTTTAATCAAAGCAGTTTCTAGCAGGCAGGCATCTTTCCAAGAATAGGCATCCGCTATGTGCGCAAACTCAAAGTTGTCTACGCCATGCTTCTTTATGGAATTATGAAGAGCCGCACACCAACCATCAGCCTTTCTGTGGTCGCTCCACCGCTTATCCAGTTTTCTGGATATACCAACGTACTGCTTGCCATTGGTCTTGTTGGTAATGGTGTATGCGGCTACTGTCATACATCACCTCGCATTACTGAACTTAAATGGGTTTTCGGCGAAGGCGGCGTAAATGTATGTGCCACCAGAGGCATTCCATCCACCATCAGTTTGTCTTTGTTTAAATCCGTTTGATAAATAATCTATATTTTTACCAGTTTCTTCAGCAATAGAACTGCTGGGCTGAAGAGATAAATTTGTAACATTGTATGTATCTCGTGTTGAATCCAATATAGACCACACATTAGCACTATCTGTTCTTTTAAACATAATAAAGCGTGGTCTAAACCCAAGGTACACAAAAGGCCCATCCGTACTTCCATTGCCCGTGTATGAGCCAAATGCGCTGTAACCTGCTACTGCGGCAAAGCAGTAGGCTACATATGTTCCTGTGCTTTGATTAACTTCAGTTCCCGTCCCGACAGTAAACACAGATGATGTTGGGCTTGTGTTGTTCCAATAGCCCACATCGGTGTTTTCGGCGGCTGTTTGATTTAAAAACAATGCTTTTGTATTTCCAACAGATACATGGTAGGTGTCCCAAGAACCTGTGGAATTTCTGCGTTTAACAATAATCATGCT